CCGCAATATGATTTTTTAAATTTATTGTTTTATTAAAATATAACAAACTCCAATTGTAATATACAATCCAACAAGTAACGCTCGTGAAATATAAGTAGCAGCTAATCGCTTTGCCCCAAGCGTTTGTTTTCTTATATTCATAAGAGATATCAAAGATATAGATGTTGTTGATGATATAATTAACGGTAATCCAAAATTTACTTTAAAAACAGACAAGATTACTGCAGTTGCTTCTAATACTCCATAAACAAGTAATGTTATTCGTGATATATATTTAATTTTATTAACAATAAGAGGTTCGGTTAAAAATGCAAAACAATGACCAATAACAAAGCTAATTATAAGAGATAACGGAGATTGAAATTTTGTATAAACTTTAAAATATTCTGTTAATCCCCAGATTGAAATTGATGACATAAAACCCAATATAGATAAACTAGTCATTTCTATAGATTTATGTAGGAGTTTGTAACTGCTAATTCTATCTTCATGTGATTCATATGTAGTATATTCATCATCTTCTGATGTGTAAGAAACTCCACGTCCCAAATCGGTAAATGTTCTCAGTAGTTTATATCTTCCAATACGATAATAACAGGTATCACGAACTGCTGATCCAAAATTTGAGTTTGAAAGTATTATAGAAAAAGCTATACCAAAACCAATTTTAAATTCTGTTTTAACATTAATCAGTGTTCCAAATCCTCCCATTAGAGTTCCCAACAAAACTGTTATTATTAACCCCTTTACATGTGATCCAGATCCATTTAATGTACAAATTAAATAAAATAAGTGTATTTGTGTGGTACAAAGAGTTAAAAAGGCAAAACATATTATAATTATTATTTTAAACCCAACAGGTTTTAAAAACCAGTCCAACACCCAACCCAAAGCTGCTATAATTACACATATAGCTTGTCCGAATCGACATATTGAAGATATTTTTTCTGCTTTGGAAATAGATAACCTTGAAATTGTAAATATAAAGATAGCAATTAAAATACCAGCAGAACAAACAACATTATCAGTTAGAATTTGAACTAAAAGAAATGAAGCAGTTAAAATTCCAGCTTGAATTCCTATATAAAACAATGATCTTGTAGTTACATACATACAAGCTAAACACCCATTTCTCGATCCTGAGCAATTTTGTACAGAAAATGATGCAAGAAGTGGTTCTGGTTGATCTGATAGTTGGAGGTTAACACCATTAATTAACTCAGTTGATGACATTTTCAAACTCTAGAACAAATGAATTATATTTCAATTAAAGAGCACCTTATATAACATATTTACGTCATAAAATTAAGGTTTGGTATTATCCATGTTCACAAAATAGTGTTTAAAGGGTCCACGTGGTATCTTATACGGCTCATCACTTTCGATCGTTGATCCAGATCTCTTTCTTGAGTTTTCTTCTAGAAAGGTAGTTTGTGTAAAATTAGAGATATCATTTGTGCAGAAGAAAAACATCATAGCTCCAATTGGTTTACTTGTTGTTAAACTTATCATTGGGTTATCCAACGGGGTGAAGAAAAAATTTATAGAAACAGCTGTATCTGTTAGTTTTATTTTTCTGAGAAGTGGGAAAAAATTTGTATGATCTTGGAGAGAAATTTTAAATACTTGAGGTGATCCAGAATGTTTAACCAAGCAATTATCTTTTGTTATCTTCTTTATTGAAGATTTTAAAATGGATGTACTAGTAGTTTCTTGATCATCAACATTTAAGTTCAATATAATTGTTCCATTTTCAGAGCTAACAGTTACAATATTACCCATACTAGATTCAAATATAAGTTTTGAATTTGATCGTTTATTTAGTCCAAGGATCTTATTTAGTTGGTGTCGGTTTAATTCCAAACTCAAATCAGGAACTCTCGATGGTAGCATTATAGAGTAGTTGCTAAATTCTGCTTTCATGAGCGTTGCACATTTTAGAATATTATCTTTCAAAGTAAAAACAGTCTCTCTTAGCATTCTAACAGGCGATGGATTAGAAACTTCAAATATAACTTTAGAAACTTCATCTTTAACTGGTTTAAATATATCCAACAATCCCTTATTACTATCAACATTTACCAAAAATACTGCAGGGTCTTCATAGTCCCATCTATATGAAGAAAATTGAGTTTTTGAAATTGGAATATAAATTTGCTCTTCACAAACACTAGTATGAATCATCACCCCATAGTTGCTAAAAACAATAAAAGAGTTTTTCAAATTAGAAGAAAGGGGTGCCAATATACTTATCACATCTTGAAGTTTTTGGTCTTCCAAAGCAGCACATCCGATGATTTTTGTTCCATCTTCACAGTTAATGTTATCTGTATTGTTTATTATCTGAGAAGGATGATTGATGATCTTAGTTCTTTGAGGCATGAACGCCATCGTAACAGATAGCAAATATTCTCGTTAAAC